ACTGATAAATTTCTATCTAATGATTGTTTAACTGCATTTATAATGCTATCTAAATCTTGTTCATCTCTAACAACAGCACCTCTTAAATCTACATTAATAGTTTTACCACCCATTTGGTCATTCGGTACTACTGTTCCAGCAGTTTTAGGTATAAACATTTCTGGTCCTTCTTCACCAACTATTGCTGGTTCTCCACTATTTAAATTTCCACCTTTTGCTAAAAGTTTATAACCAAGACCAAATAATGTTTGTGCTTCATTAGACCCAGATGTAACAGTTCTTTTGTCGCCACCTGGACCGACTAATGTTGCTTGTTGTGTATTTATAGTAGCACCAAGTGATTGTGCCATACCAAATAAATCACCCATTAATTGAGTAGCACCACTATCTCTTAATTCTTCATATAATTCTTGCCACTTACTTAATGTTAATTCTTTCATTTCCTCAAAGTCATCTTCAATTCTTGTCATTTCTGTCTTATGTTCTTCATCCGCTAGTAATAATTTTTCTGCATTAAGAGATTTTATTTGTTCTATCTCATCTAATGCCTGAAAGTCTTTTATTGCTTGTATTTCATCACCAAATTGAATTTGTGTATCTTTATGTTTAGCAAGAAAAGAAAGAAGCCCACCAATCTGGTCAGAGTATTTTTTCTTATCTTCTTCTGTTTCTGCTTCATTATAATTTTTGTCTGCTTCTACTAAGTCATTTTGTGCATCAACTATTACTTGTGCAATTTCATCATTTCCCTCTTGAACTAATCCTATTTTATCTTTATTATATTTTGCGTCAGTATCTAATAATGATTTATTTAAGTTTTCTTGTGCGCTAAAAAGAGAAGTAAGTGTATCTGATGTTAAATCATCTAATTTATCTGAATATTTTTCTAATTCTTTTTCTGCTTCTTTCAATGCGTCAGATTGTTCATCTAATGCAGAAGAACTCCCAGCAATAGCTTCTGTTGCTTGATACGTTACTCTTTCAAACTTTTTTACTTCACCACGCATAACTCCAACTGGTGTAGTTGCACCAACTATTGCTTCTGATAATCCACTTGCTGAAACAGTAAAGAAATCAACTACATCAGCCCAAGCATTTTTCATTTTCATTACGTTGTCCATAAAAATTTCCAACGATTTTACTGCTAACTCTAATACACCAACAATAGTTAAAAGAATAATAGCACCAAGTGCTTCAAATACTGGCATTAATGGAACAATAACTTCTTTCCATAATTCTATTAAAACATCTTTAAACCTACTCCATAATTCTTTTACCCACGTTATTATTCCTGTACTATTATCAAATTCTTGTACCATATCATTTAATTTATCTCTATTGGTAGTAAATAATTCAGTTAATTCTTCTAATCCACCTAAAACATTACTTAATATTCCACTAAATCTATCAAATAAACCACCCTCTTCAATTACACCTTGTGGGTCAATTCCAATAATTGCTCTAGTTAGAATACCAAAGCTATCTTTTATATTTTCAATTTTACCTGGTAAAGTATTTGATTGTTTATCCATTAAATCTTCAAATTTACCACCAGCACTACTCATATTTCTAAATGCTGTTTTTATATCATCAAATCCAATCTCACCAGCACTAACCATAGTGGTTATAGCTTCGGTTGATGTATCGTACATATCAGCAAGTTCTTTCATCAACGGAACACCTAAAACATTAAAATCTCTTAATTCCCTACCAGTAAGTTTACCTTGTGTAGCAACTTGACCAAAATTCAAAATCATACGTTCTAATGGTGCATTTGTTCCAGCAGATACATCACCAATAGATTTTAACATAGGCAATACATCATCTTTTGTGGCTGCACCAACAGCTATTAATTGTTTAGCGGCAGTTTGGACACCTGGTAAATCAAACGGTGTTCTCTTTGCAAAGTCAGTTAATTCTTTTAATAACTTACCAGCTTCTATTCCACTACCAAGCATAGTTTCAAAAGCAATTCTTGTCTTTTCTAAATCACCACCACTTTTAAATGCCATAACACCAACAGCAGTAGAGACAGCAAGAATAGCAAGTGCGGTAGCTTTTGCAACTGAACCAATTTTAGCACCAAATTTCCCGAAGCTACTTTCAGCTCTTTTTAAACCTGGTGTCATTTTGTCCTGTAAAGTCAGGACAGCTTCCATTTGTGCTTTATTAGCCATTTCTTTTTGCTTTATTCTTATTAGCTTGTACTTCTGCAAAGTCTGCGTCAATACTATCTATTAATTTTATAGTTTCAATAAACCATTGAGGTTGTTTTAGATAAGTATAGTAATCCCAACTCATACGCTTACACATTGAAACAATAGATAATTTATCATCAACAACCCCTGAACCAATCTTCTTTACATTTCTATACTGTTCAGTTAGTTTTTTTTTTCTTCTTTTTTTAAACTTGAATTTTCTGCAAGAGAATTAAGTTCATTAAGTAGAAAATCAAAGTCTTTTCCGTGTAGTTCTTTAATAACTTCAATATTAGGAGTTACTATTGCTGTTTTAATTAGCCACTCTACAATATTGGATTGTTCAACTTTTGACATTTCCATTTTTTCCCCACCATTAAACCAAGATTTTATTGTAACTTCAATCTTACCAATAGGTGTGGTAACTTTTGTTGTTTCTCGTTCCATAGACTTTTTATATTAATTTTTAAGTAGTATAATCTGCTTTGTCATTTCTTAATACGATTGAATAAATACTATTCTCTGTATTTGCAAAGTCGTAATAGCCTTTAAATCCAATAGTCTGTTCTGCTAGTTCTCCTTTAGGTCTATCTGGTGTCCAGTCCATAAATCCACATCTAGGTAATACAATTGTTATAGTTGGATTAACTCCTGCACCGTCAGCTAATTCTACATCTTCATTTCTGATTATAATCTCCATAGCGTTATAGGTATTATCTAACATTAAGTCCCTATAAGTCTGGTCTTCATAAGGTAATGTAAACTCACCCTCTATTTGAAAACCTTGATTAATAAGGTCATCTGGTTGTACAGTTCCAAGCATTTGTTTTCTCAAGATGTTTTTATTAACCATTAATGATAGTGATTGTAGTTTAACTAAACCTGCTGCGGCTAATCCTGCTCTTGTAGTTGCTACTTTAAACTCAATGTCTTGTGCTCTAAACTTATTCTCTACTGCAAAGTCTCCTGTATTACTATCTACGTTAGTATCGTGTGAACCTCTACTTATAAAACCGATTGTTGATTTAACATAATCACCAAGTACCATATTTAAGGTAAGTTTGTCAATCATAGATAAACAAAATTGCTTATCTCCATTTGGGTCTTCTGTTGATAATGATAGTGATTGATGTTGGTTTGTGTTAGCAATATTAAATGTATGGTCATAACTATTAGCTACAACTGCTACTGAACCTGTTAGTGTTCCCATTAAAGCATATAAGAAGTAACCATAACTTTGGTCTCTTACTTCAAACTCAATATCACCCTCACCATATTTTTCTACTACAGACTTCTCGTGGCTGTCTTCTAAAACTCCAAGTGCTTCACCTGAATTAACGGATGTTACTTTATCAGTAAATCCAATATTAACCCACGGTATCCAACGCTGTGGTTTTAAGCAAACACCTCGTGTTGCTTCACGTGCTACTCCTAAATTTATTCTACTTCCTATAATTTTTGCCATATTTTTTTCTTTCTTTAATTATTTTAGCTTATATCTGTCGATATTTTAATTGTTAATAATACTTTTGATTGGATTACTTCATTGTCTGCTAATCCCTCCCAGCCTTGATTACTCGGATTGATTGTGAGTATATCATTCCCTGCTGGTAAAACTATGCCAGTTAATGTTTGGTCTTCATCAAAAGCGTCTAACACTAGGTCAATCGTATTATACAATCGGTCTAATGCTGTGTCGTTCCCACTCATTTTTGTTTCATAATATATAAATACATTAAATGCGTATGTTCTTTGTAATTCACAATTAGTTTCCCAATCACTTTCTAGGTCTGCTGGTTCAATACAAACTGCTGGATAACCATTAAATTCTAACTTAGGGAAGCGGTGTACTTCTTGAAAATTTGCAACTGTTAATAGTTTATCTCTAATTGCGTCTCTTAATATCTGGTATGTTGTATCCATTTAATTTAAAAATTAGTTTTATTCGCTATTTCTTTTAATACATTATTTATTCTTTTTGTGAATATCTTTTGTATTTTACTTTTTGCACTATCTAATCCCCATTGAAAGAAAGGTCGTTTCCTCATTTTGCTAGTACCCTCGTGTACATATAAAGCATATTCTACATTTGGAGAAATTATTGCTTTTGTTTTTTCTACTCTTACAGACCCCATACTAATTACGCCACGCCTTAATGTTCCTGTATCAACTGGTGTTCTAATTCCACTTTCTCTTTGCCAATTAATAACACTTTCCGTTAAAGCAAGTTTCAATTCTTTTTTTGCAATAGTTGGTGAATTTCTAAGTGCCTTTTTAAATTTCTTTAAATTTTTTATTTCTATATTAAAATTAGTCATTATAAATTCTTAAAAATACTTCTTTATGTCTATTCATAGCAAATCCATAATCTTTGTGGTCGGTAGCTACAACAGCGTATTCTTTACCATCTATTCTCATATGGTCGCCATCCTTAATATCTACTGAAATGTCAACCCATACTTTATGTGTAGCACCAACTATCTCTGCCTGTACTTCACTATTCCTATCATCTACACGCTGTTGGTGTCCCTCAATAGTAGCGGTAGCAAAATAAGTCCCTTTGAACCCAGCAGTGTCCTTAAACCGCCTTATCTCTATTACTCTGTCAAAAAATCCCTCTATTGTCATACATACTTACTTATTACTATAAACATTATTGGCAAAACAATTACATTTAATAC